TTTTCTGACAGGCAAGCGCTTTGAGGACATGGATTCCAGCTCATTACTTCTCAGTCAGCAAAATCTCACAGCACCTCTTAAGAAACGTATTGAATTTATCTCAGGCCGATTCCTTGTTATCTCTTATGGAATTAATTCATTCACTCATAGTCTAGTATATGACTCCGCCATTCAGCGCTTTGGAAAGCTTAAGTTAGCTCATACATCAGTAATCCAATATGGCTTTCTGGATGCTGATGATGCAGATACTCCTAAGAAACAGATAGCATTAGTGCAAGCAGACGGCACCATCAAGACAGTAGAGTTCGCAGCTGGTGTCACCTCTCCAGACTCTATTCTGATAATGGGCAAGTATCAATATATCCGATCCCGCCATATACAGCTAGACTCTGTAGAGCTAGAATCAGTAGATCCAGCAGACTCGCTGTCTCTTTATGCCTTGCCTTCTCTAGATGGCAAGACTCTAGAAGCCCCAGTATCTGGCTATCTGGTTCCTAGCACTGGACTCACTAGGCAATATAATTTCAGGCTATCTGCTGAGTCTCACTCTATTCTTATCCAAGGGACTTTCAGGCTTGATTCGCTTCAGATTACATTCAATGTACATGGGAAAAGATAGGAGAGATAATGGCTTCTAAACCAAGCATGAGTATTAATCTGGGATTGCAGCCGGCCCCAGACGTAGATTCCCCAGAACTCTTTGGCGCCCTGATGCCACTATATAATGCTATCAGAAATACGATGTATACAGTGGATGCATATACCGGGAATGCGCTGATAGATAAAACGGAGTTCTCTGAGGTGCTGTGAGATTTTGCTGACTGAGAAGTAATGAGCTGGAATCCATGTCCTCAAAGCGCTTGCCTGTCAGAAAATCAGATAGCTCGGGCATTACATTATTGCCTTTCTGAGTACTGATTTGCTGCAAGCCGTGCGTAGTGAAAGCATAGACTGCTGTGCTGTCTGCTTCATCAGTTACTAGAGAGAGGTCTGAAATACCGCCAGCATTAGGAACTTCTCGGAAAGTAAATGGGAATCGGATGTTTTGATTGAATAGCGCAGCAACACAATTCGCTGCAGTAAAGATAAGGAATCCCGAAGTCAGTCCTACGCAGCGTCTAATTGGCCCCTTCGCATCCTCTACTGACCCTGAGCCAGCGCCAGTACTGAGAGAAGGAACAAAGTCTAGCTGATCTATTGTGCTGCTCCAAGCCACTGTATCTGTGCTATATGCAATCATATAGCCATTACTGCTAGTGATGCCTAAGAGTCCAGTAGCATCTAGCCCAGCAGCCAGTCGCCAGACAAGAGTATTAGCAGTAAAGTCAAAGCTAAATATGCCTGAGCCTTCAGAGCATAAATAAGTCTCGCCTGAGAGAGAAGCCGTAGTTACTGCATTGAGAAAGCTAGCTGCATATAGTGTTAGGGTGAATGTATCGCCAGCAATAAATGCAGTAGAGCCTGAATTGATTGTGAATTTAACTAAGCCATTCTGAGAGACATACTCAGTAGCCGTAGTGCCTAGGCCCGGAACTTCTAGGACCCCATTCTTCTTTACATTATAAGCTGTGGCGCTAGTAAAAGTAACAAGATAAATATCGGTGCCTGCTCCAGTATGCACCTGAGAAGATACAACATAGCCACTCCCGGTATTAGCTCCTTCTGTAATTAGAGCATAAGAGAAATTAGAAATAGGAGTCCAAGTATAGCCTGATGCTAGGTGACAGACATATAGAGAGCCGTCTGTATTGACTGCTAAGAATACCTTGGAGCCAGATGCTGAAAGAAAGCTAAAGACTTGCTGGAAACTAGAGACTCCCGGGACAGCTGGAATCTGATTAGAGTATGCTACAGAGCGATAGCCGTAATACGTAGGCATCACATTGTGCGCATAGTAAATTTGAGGGATACCAATATCTTTATCCATATCTGCTTTGGATGCAGTTGTCGGTACGTAATTTAGATCTTGCTGGCGCACAATGACAGAACGCCCAAACTCCTCTGTTAAGAGAGGAATCTGGACGCTGCTGAGATTGGCACGAATTACGACTTGTGCCATTTTATTTAGACGCTCCTAGTAAAGCGAAGCCGCAAAGTACCTGATGCTAGATTCACACTAGCTACAGTAGGATTGAAAAGGCTTACAGTCACATTGCCTGCTGCATGTACATAAGCAGTGAGGAGACAGCCAGCTAGATCTTGGCTGAAGCTTGAGAGAATCCAATCTCCGATCAAAATTCCCGGGACTGCGTAAGTAGTGAGAACAGCTGCGCCGGGGGCAATAGAAGCTGGATCATAAGTTACTGTATGATCTATAGGCAAGAAGCCGGATGCTTCTAATACAGTATCAAGATCAGTTCCATTATGCGTGATTTGCTCCGTAGTTATTTTGGTTGTCATTCTATTTACCTTTAAATAATGTATATAGAGCAGCGATAGCAATAGCTGTTGCGCTAATCCACTTGACAGTACTGACTAGCCATGAAGCTGCTTTCCATGCAGAGACTAGGCCTTCGACATTAGCAGTAAGGACGTCAATTTTTTCATCTAATGTCTTAATGTTTGTTTCTATTTCTAGCAATCTGCGCTCTTCATAAATCTGGTGATTTAAGAGCTGTTGATCAGGCTGTCTTCGATTATCCATAGCTATTCTTTCTGTCTGGCAAATGGCCGGAAACTGAGGCAAAGAGCTTGAGAGCCTTCATAGATATCAGATTCTAAGAAGCCTACTCCCCACTTCTTATATTCAGGAGAATCAGCGCCATATAGCTTGAATCCAATATATCCGGTCCTAGCTAAGAAGGGCCACTTCCACATAATAAAAGGGAGGATAGGCAATGAGCAATAGGTGCGCCAAACACGCTTAGGATAAGGAGGCGTGAACCAGTTGCCTCCACCTATCTGCACTGGATCACATATATCCCCTGAATAGATTCTGATAGCAAAGCGGCGTTCACCTTTAGCCAGAGTGGGATCATCCAGTGGCCGCTCAGGATCATTACGATAATGGCAAGTTACTTTCATACCAAGCGTACTTTCACTGTACCCGTTGTATGATATAAGCCTCCGATTGGAATACCCGCTACGGCTGCTGCGGCATCATTAGCATAAGAAGTAGCAGGGACGCCTGACTGAATGCCTGTTGCGCCTACTTTAACTTTATCAACTCCGCCAATCTGAATAGTGCCTGATAGGCCATCAGGTGCTGCTACGAGAGATATAGTCATGTTAGGCCACCCTTGTAATAGTGAATTGAGCCGCAGGACCGCTCGCCGAAACCCCCGTCGTATGCGCCCGAATCACATCACCCGCGGTGAAATAAACCGTATCCGAAACGTTCTGCGGGCTACCAACCCCGCCAGTGACTCCGATTTTCAGGATGTTCGTCACAGTGATGCTTTGGATGTCCGTGGTCAGTTGAGCCGAGTTCAGCGACAGACCGAAATGCTGAGACGATGCGAACGCGTCTGAGTAGCTGACGGCATACACGCCAGTCTTGTTGATGGTGAAGCTCGCTCCGAGCGTGGCGGAATCGGCGTAGGTAATATCATTACCTTGATTTAGTACCATGTTGGTGAAGCGGCGAATCTTCGTGTTCGTGCTTCCGTAGCCAGCGGCCGTATTGAGACGAATACAAGCTGGAAGCAATCCTTGGGCGATTCGCCCATCAGCATCGACAGTAAGAATATCCTGAGTAGGCGCTCCGGCATTACCTCGGGCTAACTTCATAGTGCCATTATCAGCAGAGGCATCTAGCGTGAAGTTATTCGCGGGAGTTACTGATAGGCCGAGTTGAGCGTTAGTTGTTTTTACAGTCATTATCGTAGCTCCACCCAAGCGGTTATAGTAGAAGTGCCTGCAGTATTTGCTACCCCATAAGTTGATCCAGCAGGCACCACTCCAGTAAGTGTTTGCGCAGAGCCGCCGTATGCTGCCCCATTAGACTCAGATGTAGTGGCTGTTGCTACTAAAATAGAGTCAATAGTTAAGCCGACTTGGTTTGAAGAGTTTGCGCTGCTCCCACACCGCACTGATACTTGAATAGGACGACCCGTGGTGTTTGTAATGGTAGCGCCTAATGCGCGCCCGCCCACTCCAGTCATATTCTGCCAAGTCTGACCTACGCCTAGCGGCAATATAGCAGTTGCTAAATCAGCCTGCACAATCACACCATCCTGCACTGCTGAGACACCGGTATCTCCACTAATTGTCACACTCATATCACACCACCGTCCAAGTTGATCCAGAAGGCACAGTCACAGTGACTCCAGAGTTAATAGTGATTGGTCCTGCGCTGCTGCCATTATTTCCAGCAGTAATATTATAGTCAGCTGCTATTACGCTAGCATTTTCATACAGACCCTTGCTAGTAATATTAGCATCCGTATTAAGCGGAGTCCAGCTAGCTACTGTACCATTCGTAGTGAGGAATTCTCCAGCATTTCCAGTCTGATCCGGAAGAGCATCTAATTCTACCCAATCTAAAGCAGTGCCATTAGTCGTAAGGAATTGACCGGCTTGTCCAGTTTGATCTGGCAATACGCTGCCAGCTAGCAGAGCTGCTGTAGCTGCGGCTGCGGCTTCTGAAAGGGCTGCGGCTTCTGCACTAGCTGCTGCTGCCAAAGCATTTTCACTAGCTGATCCAATCACGCCATACGCAGTGATTCTCTCTCCAGCAGCTAGAGATAAAAAAATAGTAATTCGCGAACTAGTGGATTCTGAGAAATCTAATCCGGACTCTAATCGCTGCCCGTTGCGATATACAGCAATACTTCCTGCATTCGGAGTATAAGTGAAAGCCGTAAGATCAAAGATAGTCTGGCCATCAGTGGCTACAAATGCTTGCAAGATATTAGTCTGCTGAGCATCTATATTAATCATCTCTGAGCCGGGGGCCCAAATATTTGCACTCATTTCGGCTCCTTATATAATTTGATTCTGACGCAAGAGAGCAATCTGCTCTGTCACATTTTGTTTCTGATAAGCTGCTTGCTCGTCAAAGCCTATCATCTTAAAGACTGAAGCAGCTGCATCAGAGACGATTGCATATGGATGCTCAGAGGCGATCCAGCTAGAGAAGCCCGGCTCAGTTACGTCTGGATGCAAATAGCAAGCAATTATCATATACGTATCTTCTGTATTAGATCTAATCTCTAATTGCTGTCCAGCTATATAGCAAATATTATCTCTATTAATCGCATAGCGATCTAGCGTTTCTTCAGGAGACAAGAGAGCGAAAAAATCTCCCGGCATAGAATCTGGATACTTTCTCAGATACTTGAAAGTACGCCAATTAGGAATCAGAGTCTTATAATCTATGCTCTGAATGAAAGCCGGGACAGAGAATGAGATCCCTGTTTCAAAGAGATCTTTTGGAAAATAATCTACTTGATGCATTTTAAGAGTGGCCTGCTTCACAGCTAATTTAGTTTCAGCTATTAGATCAGGCCTATTCGTGATGGTATATACATCATTGCATAGCTCAGTGAAGGAGGCCATTCTGGGCTTTCTATCTTATTTAGCGAGAGCAGCGAGACTGGCGCTGGAGATAGTACCAGTCTTAGCGATAACAGGAGCTTTAGGCTTCTCAGCCAGTTGCTTTTCCGTGACGATTTCATAAGTCCCTGTGAGGCTTTCAATCTCATATTCGGACTCAGTCTCATAGTGACCTGAAGCATCAAATAGAATCTGAACGCCATTAGAGAGAATGAAATTACCTTGGACTGGTTGTTTCTTAAAGATGGTCATGATTATTTCCTTGTAAAAAAGCCCTCCGAGATTTCTCTGGGAGGGCAGCAGAGGCTAGGGATTAGCCAGTAATCAGCTTGATGTGCGAGTGTTCTTGCACTAGCTTAGTTGCGGCGAGAGCATCTACAGTAATCTGACCAGTAGTTGCATTAGGAGTCAGCACAGTAGCTGAGCCACCAGTACGAACAGTGATACTGGAGATATAACCAGAATCCGTACTGGCCATCCCCGGAGTATTTACCTGAATGACAGCCATAAGGATCTCCTAATTAGCCAGCAGCAGCTGCAGTGAGGCCATAGATAATGGCATTAGCAGCTGGATTCTTCACGAGGCAAGTAAGTTCAGTAGTCAGCGAGCCACCGACTGCATCAATGCCAGACTCAAGAGCCTGGCCATTTGCGCCATACTCTGAAGACTGAGTCTTGCGATCGCCAAGATAAGCCAGATTGAAAGAAGACAAGTCAACTGCAACTGCCATCTTAGCCCAATCAGCATTAGAATTGAACAGGGGATGTTCAATCATACGGAAAGTACCGCGAGAGGTTTTGAATGAGCTGAACTGCAAGCCGTAAGAAGTAGCACCATCTACCAGTTGATAAGTACCATTCAGACGGCCAATGTTATTCAGGACTCGCTTAGCAGCACCGCCGCAGAACAAGACACGCTCATTAGCTACTTTAGGATCAGTTACCGTATTGAAGCATACGTCTAGCAGAGCTTCAAGTTGCGTGTAATTAGTGGTGGCAGCAGCAGTATTCACATTGGCTGCAGCATTGATAGTGACTTGATTAATCAGGCCATCCATCGTGCGAATAGGCTGGCTATTCAGAGTACCAGAATATTTCTGAGCAAAGAAAATAGCCTTTTCCATATCTACTGCATGGAAAGCTGCGCATTCGCTGCGAGACTCAGCCATATTCGTATCGCCAGCGATGACTTGCGTAGCGCGAGCAGTATCCGTCAGTGCCCAAGAGTTACGGAAAATCTGAGTCAGATTAGTAACGCGAACAGCTTGAATGCTAAGAGCAGCCGGACGGACAGAGCCTTCTTCAAATGCATTGCCAACTTGATAGAAGTTAACATCATTGGCAATAGCAGCAGCAGCAATAGTACCTACACCACGACGGACAGTTACGTGAGTTGCATCAGGTACAGTCAGAATAAGGATGACTTCGCCAGTGCTCTGAGCGCGCATAAGCATGCCCGGCAATACGTTAGTGGTGCTAGCAACAGTGAAAGTAGTTGCGACGCCATCAGCAACCAGTGCATCCAGATTAAGAGACGGGAACACCATCGTCTTAGTAAAGAATCCATGTTCAACTTGAACAGCGGTTTCATCCTTCAGCATGCTGGTGAGGCCAAAGAGAGGAGCTTGGCCATTCGGCATCAAGCGGGTGATCATCCCAGCAAACGATTTCTTTACAAAATCAGTAGTGCCGTTGATGGTCGAGAAGTTAATCATACCAGAAGCCATTTTAGTTCCTTAAGAAAATTAAGATAGATATGCTGACCAATCAGCATCTTTTGAGCCAGAGCTAGGCGTAGGTGCCGGAGCTGGCTTTTGCATAGCATTAGAGAAACTCACTAGATACTCTTGAGCCATCCGAGAGATTTCCATAGAACTAGCATTAGGAAACTTTTGAGTCATTTGCTGCTCAAGAGCACCTAGGATTGGTGATGCTGCTGGGTGGGTAAGTGCTGGGTTATCGGCCCGTAGTGTTTCAGAAACTGACTGACGCTTGATATGCTGCGGCAACTCATTGCGGAATTGAGTCTGCGAATTAGTAATTGCCTGCTCTACTATTTTGCTGGTTGCATGAGCAGATTGCGCATAGACAGTTTGTGCTACTTGATTCATAGCTGCTGCGAATGCTTGGACTGCGCCTTCTCCGCCTTGCGAAATAGCTTGTAGCTGAGCTGGCTGAATTACTTTCGCAAAGTCAATCTTCTTTGCAGCATCCATCAGTTGCTTAGGATCTACATTAAACATTGGGTTAGAGGTGTCTCCTGCTGGGGATTCGGCAGGTTTCCAGAGATCATTGAACTTGTCTAGACCTTCTAGTGGAGCGCTAGGAGCATTGGTTTGGGCCGCTGGGACATTAGGATTAGCTGGATCAGCAGCCATGCCGGGAGCAGGAGCAGCTGGCAAATTACCGGGTTGCGGCATTGGATTAGCCGGCTGAGAAGCAGGAGCGCCACCAAACAGATTTTGAAACATTTGACCTACAGACATTTTATTCTCCAGAAGAAGGGATATTACTGAATTGAGATAAATCAAGCAAGTGACGCAACATATCTAGCTGGCCGCGCAAATAAGCTTCTTGCTGAGCATAAGCGGTGATATTTTGCGGATCTAAGACAAGATGTAATTTTTCTTCTGAGACAGTGCTAAGAAGATTTTGAATTACAGCCTGCTGAGATAGGGAAAAAGAAGAGCCGGCCTTGATCTCTTCTTCGCTAAGTTCATAGCGATTAAAGCTGTGAGGAATGATTTGCATCACTGTGTCCTTGAATTGGTGATCTGATTCTGGATATTGTATTGCCGATTCTCTACTTTAGGGCCAGCAGTAAAGGGATCATTTCCAGCAGGGTTATAGTTATATTGTTCAGGAGTAGGTTGAGGAGGAAGTGTCTTCATCATCTCTTGTACTTGAGCCGGATCCATTCCCTTAAATGCCTCAGACATTTGCGCCACTGCTTGTTGCCACTGAGCCATAGCCTGTTCGAAAGCAATTTGTTCTTTAGACTTTTCAAATTCCTGAATGCGAGCGCCTTGTGTCTTTAGGAAATAAGAGAATAGCGGCCCCATATTATATTGCTGAGAAATCACTGGGCTGCTTCCAATTACTTGCATTGCTACTTGGAGAGCGTCTGCATTCACTAGCTTGTCAGAAGGAGTCAGGCCATCCGATACTTTAAATTCTAGTACTGACTTTCTGAGAGCTACTGGATCAATATTAATCGGAGTTCCTGTTTCGCGATTAAAGAGAGAGATGCCTCCTTGATATTGCAGAATATTTACTTTGAGAATTTCTTTAAGAGGCGTGAAGAATTGGGCTTCTAGGAGAATAGAACAGAGCTGATCGCGGCCATTGGCATTAGACATTACTGTGCTGAATTCGTGCAGTGTCTTATTGCCTTTTACAAATTGTCCTTGTCTTGCTTTATTCTGGCCAGAAATCATATCGGCCATTCCCATTAGACTTCCTGTTTCTTGCATTAGAATAGAAGACTGATCATCTCGGAATGGGATAGGAAAATAAGCATCAGATACTGGCTTGCCATAAGCTGCTGGCCGCACTGGAATCTTAGCACTTGGATTCTCAGAATTAATGTGTGCAGAGTCTACGCGAGATGGATCATATATGCCGCGATCACTAATAGCTCTACGCCTAGCAGCAATAATACTGTTCCACATCGCTGATGTAATTTGCTGAATAGGCGTGACATTTGTTGCCAGAGATTTAGTCTGATAGCCGAGTCCATCTTCATTTGGCTGCGCTACTAATATCGGCAATAAGCCGTGAGCATTGGTTTGGCGTTCAGCGTAAATAAGCGTCTGGCCATTGATGATGATGAACTTCCATACTTGCGGAGTATTAGGAGCTGGAACTCGCAGTCCGAAATCACTGGGAAGAATGCGAGCATATATTGTAGTAACTTCATACATATCCTTATAGGCTATTTTCTGTTCGCCCCCCAAGCCAGCCCAAGCCAGCCAATTAGATGAAGCGCGAATATTCACATCTTCTAGAGCGTCTGGATTCAGCTGAGGAATAAAGAAATCATCATTCACGACTCCGGTCTCAAATGCAGCTATTACATTATCTACTAGCTTATCTGGGAGCTCTTGAATAAATTGCTTGAGAGCGATTCTGGAAAGCAATTCAATATAGCCTGCATATTCTGCTTTAAGCGGAACATCTACTGGAGCGCAGCGAGTATCCCAGAAAGTATTATATAAATCTAGGCGCTTGATACCATTGCCCTCCCAAATAGTCTCTTTGGGTCTGGCATTCTTAGTATCAAAAGAGAGGTCTGTTTCCAGAGCGGCTGTGACTTTGCGCTGCCAGACTACTTCCATTGCTCCTAAATTATACTTAAAGCAGTCTCGGAAGAACTTAATGAATTCTGCTGACCATCCGCCTTTAGTAGCCTGATCATCAATTACTGTCTCTAGCTGCATTGCCTGATCCATAGTTTTCGGATCTGAGACTACGCCGAAAAGAGGACTTCCTGTTAGGAATACGGAGGCCTGATAAGTGACTGCTGCTTCTACTTGAGGCAATACTACTGGGACAGTGATATTCTGGTATTTAGTGGCATCCCCTAGATTATTAGATGCCTTAGCCTTAGATTGCTCAGCCGTGAAATCAGTCTCTCGCATATAGGCGCGATCGACTTTCATCATCTGATTACGGATATTCCAATGCTTAGTATTAAGTTCTTTGCATTGCTTAATGAACTGGACGATTCCTTCCTGAGACTTCTTAGGAATTATCATCGGGGTGTTTGGCTGAGCCATTAGAGGGTTACTCCGCTATTTTTTATGAATTTAAGGATATTACTAACTGCTGTATCTTTCTCTGCTTCGCTAGGCTTAAATACCGGCACGTCTTTGATCTGGTCATTTCTAAATACAGCAGTAGTTGGGTGCATATCGTCCCAATATTGAATGGCATCATAGCCTTTTTTCTCCAGCTGGGGAATAAGAATAGTTTCCCAAGCCTTTTGTGCCTCTGGGTATTTAGTATTAGACCAATCAAAGTTACCTTGCTTAGCCTGAGATATTACTGACTGCGCCCACTTATTTCCTTGTGGATCAAGATCAACCAGCTCTTTAATTGGGGGGGCCTTACCTGCGCGATCATAGCCCTTGAACTGAGCATCAATCATTTTATTTACGTCAAGAGCTACTTGCCTAACATTAGCTCCCTCAGCATACTTATTCCAGTCCTCGGTAGGGTAAATTCCCATTGCCTGCAATTCTTCTACATCTGCAGGCAATGTCTTTCCTTTATCTTTACCTGCTGAGATAATTAACTCAGAGCTGTCTGATCCAGACTTATATTCCATCACATTGCCAGTCTCTTCGTCTAAGAAGCCTGCTGTCTTAGCGCGTCCCCGCTGTCCTCCGGCTCCACTAGCATACTCTGCAGCTACTTGCGGCTGCTCAGTAAAGAACTTAAGTCCCGGTAAGTGATCCTTAAAGTCTTTTCTAGAGCCGTGATAAAATAACTTAGGCAATAGAGCGGCTTCTGCTTCCGGACTGTAAGTAGCTAGTGCAGTTCCCACGCCGCCAATCATTTGCGCAGCTAATGTAGCAGGAGTAACTGCAGCTGCTAGCGCTTGTCTGGCCTGATACTGCCTATTATCTTTTAGAATCAGATTTTCTTTACTGGGAGCTAAATCTGGCTGCGGCATTAACTTAGGAGCTTGTGGGCTGAATCCTAATCTCTTTGCATAATTGCGAATTGTATCTAGCAGATTATCTGCCATGCCTATCTCCTAATCTAAAAGCAACAATTAGCTCCCTCAGCGAGAACTGGGATAGCGCTAATTTCTTGGCTCATTATGATATCATTAGCTTGGATATAAGATCCATAGAGTTCCAAGACCTTAGGAGCATAAGCTAAGAGGTCCAAAACGTCATCAGTATTATCAGTACGCAATGGATTGAATTGAGTTATCTGCAGATGGGCTATTGGCCGGCAAGCTGGATCAATAAAAATTTCGCCCGCCGCATAGCTCTTAAGCATAGCTAGAATGCGAGATGTTTTCGAATAGCCGCCGGGATATACTTCTACTGCTTCAAAGCCATATATGCCTTGTTGCTGGCAAATGAACTGGAACCAGTAATTTAGAGTCGCTTGATATGCGACGCTTTCCACTGCGATAAGCTTACAATTGTTTGTGAGTCCGAGCTTAATGGCTTCCCGAATTGTATCGCCGGGAGATAGCTTTTCATTAATGAGTGCCATAAGGACTGGCCTTGCATCATGGACTTCAAAATAACCAATTGCAGTGCTATCTGAGTTTTGCTTATTTCCAGAAGGATCAATGATAATGAAGCGGCCTGCTGGCATTGGCTTTGGAGCAAGAGGATCTGTGTCATAAGGAAGGTCCGGTATCCTAGATAAGTCAATCAGGTTATTAGAACTGGCGTTCTCATCATTAAGGACTTCAGAATAAAAGATTTCTGGTCGCCCCATGCTGAGATCGTTTTCGAATTCTTTTGTAAGCTGTGCTATTGGTTGGAGATCTTCCCAGAGAGATGTTCCATCAGCTAGGATACCGCCAGCAATGAATTTAGTCCAAGTCGGATTTGCTTTAAGTTGGCGCAATAGACTCCATTTCGTAGGATACATATTAGCTACGAAAATAAATGCGCAGCCGTGCGGAGACTTGGCTTTCATTGCAGTGCCTTGCATCCACTTAGATAAGTTATCTGATTGGATTTGGCTGTCTGCTTGCTCTCTTGTTTGGATATCCTCAAAGATCATTACATCAGGACGCTCATTCTTAATGTTAAGTCCGCGAAGTGATGTTCCGGCGCCAAGAGCAGCAAGAGTAATGTTTCTGTTTCTGTATCCGAATTTCTTGATTTGCTGCGTATCTTTCTCCATGCCAAGACGCCAATCACCAAATACTTTCTTAATATTTGGCTCATTAAGCATATCCATTACGTCAGATAAGATATTCTCAGCCAGAGTCGCAGTAGCTGAGATAATTAGTATGAATCGTTTCTGAGTAAATAGGATGCAGAAGAGAATGTATATCTTAATTAGCGTAGTCTTTCCGAATCCGCGTGGGAGTCCGAGAGCTAATTGGGGAAAGGAGCGAGGCTTAAATGTCTCAGAAAGCAGCCATTGCCATACTGCTTGAAATACTGGAGGGAATCCGAATTGAAATACTGTAGGCATTGCAAGAGCAGCAAGAAAGTCCAGATTCTCTTTAGCTAGCGTCTGGACTTCTTGCGACTGGAATGCACCTTCTGTGATGTTTTCATTCATTAGGATTTATTTCTCTCTAGATATTTAGCGAGAGTAGGATAGGCACTCAGACTGGCTGAGGGAGCGATCTGATACTTAGCTAAAGCTCGCAGCATCGCAAATGCGCGCGCATCATTTTTCTTTTTTAATGCTAAGTGAGACTCTGAGAGGCTAGAAATCTTCTGCCGAGAGTCCCCTGCTGGCACTGCTAACGCTAAGTACTTTTGCTGGCTGAGTGAGCACATTTCGCAACTCCTGTTTCTTTTTAATTTGATCTAATAGTGATCCAGACTGAATCGTAAGCAGTGGCTGCTCAGATGCATCTTGCGAAACTGAGACAACTTGATTATGCTGATTCATCTGGAATTGCGTTAGGATTTGAGTAGGAAGTATCAGATTTATAATGGTGGATTGCTCAGAGATACTGCTTGGTGCTGAGGCGCCCCGGCGCTTTGCTGCATTGATAGTCTGGATGGCTCGCAGGATTTCTTGCGGCCTCACCATAAGTGGGATGCAGTCTCGCATCTTTTCTAGCAATTCATCTTCTAGAGAATCATAAGCTGCATCGCGATCATTATGTTTGCTTAATGTTTCGAATCGCAACTCTGCTACTCGGGCTGCGAAGTCTTCTTGAGAGAGAAGCTGAGATATTCTGCTAGGAGACAATCCGGATGCCATTGCTGCTTGCTCAGGAATGATGCCTTGGCCTAAGAGATGCAATGCGCGGCTTTCCGCCTGAGTAAGATTAGTGAGCTGTGCTGTGGAGAGAGAGCTGTTTGCCATGATCTGGATTCCTGCTAATTTCTAATTGAGATGATTTTCGCGGCCCGGGAGACTATAAGCTTATCTGGGGATCAGAGGCTAGGGACAGCTAATATATAAAAGAATAGAGGAGAGATAATTAGGGAGGGTAACTTGGAAAAAGTTTACAGAATAGTTTTATCTTGCTAAGGAGGCTAGGCGGCGAGCGCTTCAAAAAGGCCCCTAGCCCCCGGCTTCTTATATACAGTCATGTATGTATGATTATGCTTGCGATTGATTATCATTTGCATGTGAGCTTATGCTTATATAGTTATCTTGTGGATTGCTTATTATATTATTAGCTTATAGATAGATGCTTATATTATTAAATGCTAATTGTAATCCCTAATGGTTGGTTGGTTGGTTGGCTGACCCAACTCACCATCTGAAGTTCGGTGGGGCACTCCGGGTCCCAGTAGCGGGCCGCCTGCCCGGCGAGGATGGCGGCCAGAATGGCGCCGCCGCGGTAGCCCTCCCTGTAGGCGGCAAAACTCGCCGCGTCCGCTGCAAACGGGAACGCATCCTGCCGGCGCCCCTCGGTGGCATCCTCTTTGCCCATGCGATACGCATGGTCGCTTGCATCAATGGCGGCGTCGATCTCTTCGTTGACAATGATATTAACATCGAGTAAACTAGGCATTGTTATTCCCTTCAAATCCTGTGATGGAGTGACACTTGCCCGGTAACGGTGACGCCC